CAGAGTTCCGTGAAGTTTACACTATGAATTGCATCAGTGTAGAAAAATATAAAACTACTGCAACAAAGATAAGTCGTTCATATGGACCATCTACTGTTGGTGAGATGATCAAAAAGGTTAATAACGAATTTATATACAATGATGAGGCAAAATCATTTTATAGAGACGCATCTTCATTATTTGATTATGTTAAAACAAAAGAAGGCACGTTTGATGAAACTATTGGAATTCAACAATTTGTAATACCAAATCTAACAGTAGACGATGCAATTGACTTCTTATGTAATGAAGCAGACTCAAAAGAGCATATACCATTCTACACTTTTTACGAAGACGCAAATGGTTTTAACTTTAGAAATGTATTTGATTTAGTACAGCAACCAATCAAACAATCTTTTCACCATCTTCCAACCGCAACAGATAATCCAGAGGGTGCAGAAAGACCAAATGATTTTTTGCAAAACTTCGATGACTCATTTAAAATCATAGCATACACTGTTATTCAACAAAATAACGCATTGAAAAATATAAACTCTGGTTTGTTCAGATCTAAGACTATAAATCTTGACATACAAAGAAGAAAATCTAAAAGTGTGGTATATGATTATGATGAAGAGTATGCTGACAAGTTCAAATCAATAGAAAATAGAATAGTTGGTGGAACAGAGGGTGATCCAGTCGTTTTGTTGACGACAACTCGTAAGGGGCATGATTCGGATGAAATATTAAAAACAGAAAACCATTTCCCAAAACGCATCAATGAAACAAAACAAATTACAAAGGGATATCAACGTTCGTTGTTCAACGTTGTGATGGAGGTGACTGTTCCAGGGAATGATGAGATTAATGTTGGACAAGTTATCGAATTGTTGTTCTATCGAACAATAGACAATATTGTAAGTCTAGATACCTACGATAAATATCTCAGTGGAAATTATTTGATTACCAAAGTTCGCCAAAAACTTACTGGGGCGAAAAGTGGTGTTGATTATGTAACTGTAATAGAGTGTACCAGAGATGGTATAAGAGAAGACTAAAGGAGAAAAAGATGCCATTACCAGGATCTAAAAGAGAAAAGAAAATGCTTCAAGAAATTCAAACACCTGAGGCACCAGCACCACGTAGAACACGTGCTAGTGTAAAACCTGCGTTCTTACAAGAGGTAGTTGAACCAGAAATTCAGGTTGAGCAAAACGTAGAGGATGATTCTGAAGAAGAGTAATGCGTAATTTTATCGGTAGAAATGGATTTACTTGGTTTGTTGGGGTCGTTGAAGATAGAAACGATCCTGTCAAACTTGGTCGTGTTAGAGTAAGATGCTTTGGTTGGCATACAGAGGACAAGGTACAAATTCCAACGGATAAGTTGCCTTGGTCTATGCCAATGAACAGCATCAACTCTGCGCAGACTAACAACATTGGTAGATCCCCTACTGGTTTAATTGAAGGAACTTGGGTTGTTGGTTTCTTTTTAGACGGAGACCGTGCGCAAGAACCAGTTATCATGGGTTCTATTGCTACGATACCTTCGGAAGAAGCAAACAAAGAACTTGGATTCTATGATCCAAACGGAAAGTATCCGATAAAAGATTTCTTAGATGAACCAGACGTAAATCGTTTGGCAAGAAATGATGAAGATAAACCGCATGCGGTGATAAAGTCCAAAGAGGATGCTCGAACTAAACAAGTTCCAGTAGCAAACGAAGCAGCAGATAAGTGGGACGAAGCACCATATGCTTACGACGCAACATATCCGTACAACCATGTGCGTGAAACTGAGTCAGGGCATATTGTAGAGTTCGACGACACTGAAGGCAAAGAAAGAATACACGAGTATCACAAGAGTGGAACGTTTTATGAAGTCCAACCTGACGGTGCCAAAGTTACACGCATCGTAGCAAATAATTATGTTGTCGTTGTCAAAGATAATGACGTAAACATACAGGGTAGTTGTAATCTAACCATTGATAATAACTGCACCACTTATATTAAAGGCAACTGGGACATACAGGTTGACGGAAATAAAACAGAAGTTGTAAAGGGTAATGTGGTTGAGTCATATGCTCAAGATCAAGGTGATATACATGCTACTATTGTTTCTGGTTCTAGAACTGTAAACATATCCAGCAACGTAACAGAAGTTGTTGGTGGATACTCTGTATTGAATATTTCTAAGAACTACGATGTTGATGCGTTGAGGATTGATCTGAACTAATGAAAGGTGAATATAAAGTATTAAAAGATGGTAAGATCTTGAAGTATGATAATTATGACGACATACCTCAAGAGTTTGATAATGTGATTAGTTACAAACCAGACTGGCCAGAACCACCGCATACTGAAGAAGAGCATGCAATTATGGCAGTTTATAACGATAAATTGCAAGAACTAATGAAAAGGGAGAAAAAGTAATGCCAGCAGTAACACGAAAAGGTGACGCTGACGTTCCACATTGTTCTACACCATATCGAGATAAGCATAGTCCAAATGTATATTGTAATGGAATCCCTGTAAGTAGACAAGGTGATAACAATACAGTTCATTTGTTACCTGCTCCACCATGCCCTTCTCATGCTCGACCAATAGCAGTTGGTTCTAGAACTGTTTTTGTTAACGCAAGAGGTTGTGGTAGAATTGGTGATGCAATAAGTGCTTGTACCTCTGTTGCTGAAGGTTCACCAAATGTTTTTGCTGGTGGTTAGTATAAATAGATTATTATTATCAATAGCGGCAACTTAATTATAATTAATTTTTGAGTTGAAGTCAAGGAGTTTTTTTATGAATATTCATGATTCTTTAGTAAATTTATTTGAAACATATGTTTTTGAAAGCGAAAAGTTCGCTAGTGGAAACAAATCAGCAGGAACCAGAGCAAGAAAGGCGCTTGCCGAAATAGCAAAGCTTTGTAAAGAACGTAGATCAGAAATACAAAATATTAAAAACGAGAACTAAAAATGGCAGAGCCAAAGGCAGCATTCTTCAGCGATATAGCATTATCTTTTAATGCTCATCCAGTCACGGGTGCAGTTCAAAGAAAAACTGATGCTGAAGCAATAAAGCAGTCTGTAAAATCTTTAATTCTCACTAATTTTTATGAACGTCCATTTAAGCCAGATATTGGTTGTTCTATACGATATTTGTTATTTGAATTATTTACGCCTGCCACTAGACACATGATGGAAGATGCTATTGGCGATGTAATACGCAATTATGAACCAAGAGCAGAACTCCAATCAGTTAATGTTAAAGAAGACGTAAATAGAAACGCATTAGAAGCAACTATTATCTTTCGTATAAAAAACAAACCAAATGAACCAATTAACCTAAGTGTTATCTTAGAAAGAGTGCGATAATAATGGCTACCGCAAACACATACCTCAGCGTTACAGAATTAGATTTTGAACAGATAAGAACTAACTTAAAAACTTATCTAAGTACACAAGATCAGTTTAGAGATTACAACTTTGAGGGTTCCACTATGGCAACTCTCTTAGACGTTCTTGCATACAATACTCATTATAATGCATTCTATCTGAATATGCTTGCCAATGAGATGTTCTTGGATACGGCACAACAAAGAGACTCAGTGGTATCTCGTGCTAAAGAATTGGGATATACTCCAACTTCAGCAATCGGTGCTTCTGCGAACGTAGCACTAACTTTTACTGGACTTGCGAATAACGTTTCTCAGTTTACTATTCCTAGAAACGCAAGTTTCACAACAACAGTTGATGACGTCAACTATACTTATGTTGTTCCTGAAGCAAAGACAGTATATAAAGCAAATGGAAACTGGGCAACGTCAGTTATCATTAAAGAAGGAACACCACTCACGCACCGTTGGACTGTAAGTAGCATTAATCCTGAACGATATATTCTACCAAATGCTAATGTTGACACAACAAGCATTAAAGTCACAGTTCAAGAATCTGTAGCAGATACAACCACTACGGAATATACAAGAGCAACCAATACAAATCAAATTGGTGCGACTTCCGCTGTTTATTTCCTCGAAGAAGCAGCAGATCAAAAATACGAAATTATTTTTAGTCCAGGAACTTTAGGTAAACCAGTTAAAAACGGAAATATTGTTATTGTTGAGTATTTGGTGTGTAATGCTGAAGATACAAATGGAGCAAGTTCGTTTAGCATTAGCAATTTAAATTTAGATGTATCTTACACTTCTGCTTCGGTATCAACTAATCGTGTTTCTTCTGGTGGTAGAAATCAAGAAACCGTTGATTCTATTAAGTTCAATGCGCCAAGAAACTTTCAAACTCAAAACCGTGCCATCATTGAGAACGATTACGAAAGAATTATTGTTGGTGAAAATTCAGATATATCTTCAGTTTTTGCTTATGGTGGTGAGGAAGCAGATCCTGCAGTTTATGGTAAAGTTTATGTTGCTATCAAACCAGTTGGAGCATTATTTTCTACGGTCAATAGAAAGGCAAAGTTGAAGGCATCAATTTCTGATAGAACTCCTTTGGGAATTGATACTGTTATCATTGATCCAGTCTACACATATTTGATACCAACTATAAAAAGTTATTATAATGCTACGACTACAACAGCAACACGTGCTCAAGTAGAAGCAGCAATTGCTACTGCCATTACAAACTTCTCATCTAACAATCTAGAAAAATTTGATAAGACTTTTAGATTTTCAAGATTTGTTAGATCTTTAGATAATGTTACTACTGGAGACATACTAAACACTGATGCTTCTATTGTAATGCAAAGAAGATTAACACCTTTGGTAAATGTTGCTCAAAGTATAACAATATTGTTTAACAATCCAATTAAAGCATCAACAGTTTCCTCCTCTCAGTTTACCTTTGGTGGATTTAACTGTTTCTTTGACGACAATGGGTCTGGTACAATTAGAATATTCCGTTATAGTTCTGGAAACAAAGTCGTTGTAAAAGCGAATGCAGGAACTATAAATTATACAACTGGTAAAGTTGTTCTAAACGATTTCGCTCCAACTGCATATGTTGATACCCAACTTAAATTTAATGCAACACCAGATCGTTTGGATGTGATACCAGTAAGAGACCAGATATTATTAATGAATGCTGCAGACGCAGACATAACCATAGTTGGTGAGCAAGAGTAATGGCTGTTACAGATAAGATTTCAAAACTGGTACAAAACCAGTTTCCTGATTTCTATAAGGAAGATGGCGCAAATTTCCTCCAGTTTATGGAGGCATATTATGCGTGGATGGAAACTACAGGTCAGATGACCGATGCTATTCGGAATCTAGAATCTTATCGAGACATTAGCACTACCACTGACACCTTCATTAATTATTTCACAGATACATTTCTCCCCTCTGTTCCAAGGGATATGTCTGCTGACAAAAAGTTGGCAGTTAAGTATGCAAAATACTTTAATCAATCTCGTGGTACGTTTGAGGCATATAAACTTTTATTTCGTGCAGTGTATGGCGAGGACATCGCACTAAATCTACCTGCCGACCAAATCTTAAAAGTTTCCGATGGTGACTGGAGAATAGATCGGTATCTTGTATCAAAATATGATGATGCCACATATACTCTAATTGATAAAACAATTGTTGGTGTTGAATCTGGCGCAACTGCTATCGTTGAAGATGTAATACGCAGAACAATTCGTGGTAAAGATATTATGCAGATTCTTCTGTCTAATATCGTTGGTTCGTTTTATAATCTAGAACCAATTAGACTAGAAACTGATACTGATGGAACAGGGCATGTTCCAATCGTAGAAGCAGGTATCAACAAAATAACACTTTCTTCTGGTGGTGGTCAATACCAAAAGGGAGATGTTGTATCAATTATCTCTAATGATATTGGAGAGTTTGGTAAAGTTATTGTCACCAATACAGTTGATCTGAACGGTGTTTTAACATTTACCATATCAGACGGTGGTTCAGGTTATCGTGCATCAACAGTAGATCCTGGTTCTGATATTAATATTACTGGGGGTGATGGAACTGGAGCATCCTTTACGATAGAACCAGACGACATCGATAACACTTTCCCAGTTTATCTACGATTAAATGATAATATTATTGGAGACAGAACTTTATTTGCAACAAATGCTCCAAGAATAACAAATGCTGATGGTAAATTGCGAAGGATGGAAACTTTCGCCAATACCATCATCGGTGCACCAAGATATGGATTCCCAGAAACAACTGCTGCTGGTGCTTTTCAAGACTACCATGAATACGCTGGAGCAATATTGCGTGTTGCTAACACTGCAGAAATATCAGTTGGAGACGACCTTTTCGGAAACACATCTCTAGCAAACGCTGTTGTCACTTCAATTGTAAGTGCATCTGCAGGTGACTCATATTTTAAAGTCAGTGCATACAAAAAGTTTAGTGCAAGCGAACCACTACATTTAGGTTCTAACGGTGGAGCAAATGTAGGTAGTGTAACTTCGTTTACAGCAAATACTTTCGGAAACCACGTTTTAAATATTGCAAACACCTATACTATTTCTTTGGGTGATGAGTTAGTTGGCGCATCTTCTAATGCGTTTGGAACTGTGACTGAAGTTATTGCTTCTGCTGCATCAAATACCTATGTTAGACTGAGTGCTAATGCATCTTCAAACTTATCAACTCAATTTGCTAGTGGTCCAATTAGAGAGTTTGCTAACAACGAAAACATACGCAAGGTTGGTTCTGTAACAGTGGTTGGAACTGCTAAGAATAGAACAGCAAACGTAGAAACTGAAGATGTATACACCAGATTAGTTGATAGTTTGGTATTTGCTACAACTGCTGTTGGTAGTGTAAGATCTCTTTCTAGTGTAAACGGTGGAACAGGATATAGCACAACTCCAACAGTTAGAGTATTTGATCCAGACGTTACTAACCTTCAGATTAGAGATTATAACATAACACTGCAAAGTGATGATCAAAACTGGGGAACAGGAAACTCATTCTTCACAACTTTAAGTGCCTCTGATAGATTAGTACAAACTTCAACA